GCCACGGTGTGAACCTACGCTCATACCGATACCAACACTAATTTTCTCGTCAATAGTTTCTTCTTCTTCTTCTTCTTCTTCTTCAGCTTCCTCGCTTTCTTCTTCTTCTTCTTCTTCTTCTTCTTCATCATCTACTAAAGTAAATTCAGATTCTTCATCTTCATCACCCATTTCGATTTCATAATCAACTTCATCTTCATCACCAATTTCTGGTTCAACAGATGCAGCATTAAGGTCAGAAGTTTTAACGATATATTCGCCTGGTTCAGAGACAGTTAAGTGAATTTCGTCACCTACGATTTCGATTTCATCTTCGCCACTCAATTTCTTGTAGATTGCGATTACGTCATCATCAGACGCTTGGGTCAAGTCTATTTCTTCTGATGCCATTGCATCCATTCCTTCTTCGTATGTTTCATCAGTTATGTCTTCTTCGTACATACCTTCTTCTTCCATACCTTCTGTTGACATTTCACCCTCAGTCATTTTTTTAGTTTTAGATTTCATTTCAGATTTCTCTTTTTTCTCAGTACCACCTTTACCATGTTCTTTCTTTTCCTCCGATGGAGTTTCAGATTTTTCATGTTCTTTGTTAGATACTTCATCAAGAGCTTCTTCAACTTCTTCCTCTACATAACCCTTCATGGATTCTTTTACAACACCGTCAATTTCTTCTTTAGCTACGCTACGAAGTATTTCTTTCGTGTTGGCATTGAGAGCATTCTGAATATTTTGGATATCCAAAAGTGCTTCTTCAAGGATTGTTTTTTTCTCTGCCATTTTTTGTGTATTCAGTTTTTATTTGTTATTGAGTAAATAAATGAAAATATTATTCACCTTATTTGATAATAAATATATCTAATTTGTAGAAAAGACGTATTATATATAAAAATTATAAAAAAAACTTAATCTAATAAGAATTTATTAAGCTTATCAGATAAAGTTTCCTTAATTATATTGCCTTTTGGTGCTACATTTTCTACATAAGGTTTAGCTTCTTCAACGTTTCTGAATATCCATGCATCTGGTGTAGATGGTGCAGTTACAACATCCCAACAAATAATTTCAAAATCGTCTTGTACAAGTTGTTCTCCATTTCTACCTTCTTTTAATGAACCTACACCTCTCGAAGAAACACCAATTTTAATTCTGTTTCTTAATAAATTAGCAACTTCATCCCCTTTGGTAGAAACAATACCATAATTAATAAATCCTGGAGTCATAAGGATTTCCATTTTACCCATAAGAGTTTTACCTTCCCACCAAGTTTCTATGATATTATGTGATATTCTATCACCAGCTATAACGCTAGATTCTGGGTGGTCTAATTCACCAACCGCAGCTCTTTCTTTAATAGCTTTTTGATATATTTCTATTTGTTTCTTTAAAACCGATTCTGGATAAACTCTACCATTACGGTTTAAGACACCGTATTTTTGTAGGATAACATATACGACTAATGGCTCTGCGATAATAATTTTGCCACTATCTATTTTTTTTATTTCACTGATGAATGGTTGGTTTCTAGGTTCATCTGGACTTATATATCCAGCATCGTGCTCAATGAGAAATCCCGTGCCACTTTCACCCCTTTTTAATATTTTTAAATTATCGTAATTTATACCCATAGTTTATAAGCTTATTAATATAAATATTCAGATAAATAAAAAAAACCCTAGAATTCTAGGGCTTTGATTTATTTCTTTCTTTTGTAATATTTAAAAATCTTACTATTTTCAAATATATCTTCTATTACTTCTTTTGAAACGTTTGTTAACATTTCTTTCATCATTTCTGTGTTAACTGGTATTTCAACATTCGTAAATAATGTTATTTCACAATTCATAAAACTACGTTTTCCATATCTGATTCCAGATTCTCTAATATCCAAGTCTACAATTGTTCTTTCTTTTTGGAAAACAGAATTTGAATCTAAATCAATTAAATCGTAAATTGTTTGTTTTATGTTTTTGTTGATGTTTCTGATTACTCTAGAATAACTTAGTTCTTCATCAGAATTTGGCTGGGCCCATGCGGAAATGTTAATATAAACCGCTTTTGGATTTTTGTTGTTCACGCTTCCGAATACTACATTATATTCATTAAAGTATGCGGATTTTACTTCTTTTCCTGTTTTCATATTACTTGGTTTTTTCACAAGAATAATGAAAATATTTTACACTGTCAAGTGGTTATTTTACGTTGTTCCAAACAGCAATAGCGACACCCACAGCTACTTGGACAAAAGTGATGATTGCAATAGCTGCTACCCATCTATTTTTTTGTTGATATATTTCATCTTTAGCTTCTTTCATTTGGCTAGGAGACCAAACATCATTTACACGTTCAATCCATCTAACATGACTATCAACCTTACCTTCAACATTTTTGAATTCTGTAAGTTTTTGATTTAAATCTGAAAAACGATTATCCATATCGTTTCTCATTTTTTCATAGTTAGTATTTAGTCTTTCAAGTTCTTTTAGAACCATTTGGTTGTAATCTATCATCTTATCGTTTTCTTCTAACATTTTTCTATAACTTTAAATATCTAATTAATTTTCTTTAAGACTAACTCTTAATTCAACTAACTTAGAAATGTTTTTAATAAAGTTTTCGTTTATTTCTTGTTTGTCGTTTAACAATTTATCTTTGACTCTTAATAGTTTATCTTTAGCTTCTAAATCAGTTGTATCAAGCTTTTCATTTATTAAATCAATACATTCTCTCAAAGTATTAGAATAAACTTCTTTCTTTTTTTCATCACTAGAATCAATCAACACTTTTAAAACATTTTTTTCTGTTTCATCTAATGAAGAATATCTTTCATTGAATTTTTCTACCATAATACTACTTAACATACTATTAGGTAACTCAATACTTTCAGTAATAGATTTTGGTTTATTGTTCAATATGTGACTAACTAATTTGCTAGTAGCTTCAACTATCGTATCAATAGTTTCTGGAGTTTTTTTTGTGAATATAAGAGTTGAAATACATTCATAAAGTTCTTCTTTATTATCGTCAACTTCATAACCAAAGTTAATTTTTTCAACTAATCTATTATTGGCTTCAATAATATCTTTTTTATCAAACTTAGAAAATAAATCTATATTTTCTTTTACAAATAGATTGGCTTTGGTAGCATCCGATTCTATTTTTTGTTCAATATTGGTATAAACCAAAAATTGTGTTTTAAGAATTTCATTTTCTTTTAAAGATTTTACGTAGTCCTTAAACAACTCTTTTTTTGATATATCCTTTGAGATAACGCTTTCAGCCAAAAGTGTATTGTAAAGATTTTTTATATGACCGAAATTTTTTGATATTTGGGCTAAATTTGCCATGGTTTCTATTTAATTAATAAATATTGTTATTTATAGTAAAAATTGATTATTCGTCTAACATTTTATCAATATCACTAATCATTTCGTCAATGTCCTTATTAACTCTAACGTTTTTGTCATATATTTTTACCTTTTCTTCTTTTTGAACAATAGTTGGTTTTATTGACTCCACCAATCTATCAATAAATTTGTCTTGATATTTTTTGTTTCTTTCATTTAGTTTCTTACCCAAAACAACTTTTTGTTCTTTCAAAAGTTTGTTAATTTTTTTAACGGATTCTGTAACTTCTGTTGCGGCAGTTTCTTCAGCACCAGCTTCAGTAGCTTCTTCACCTGCACCAGCTATTTCAGCACCAGTTTCTGCTTCACCACCAGCCTCAGTAGCAGCTTCACTTTCAGCACCTTCTACATCACCAAAATCTAAATCTTCGCCTCCACCGCCTCCACCACCAAAAGCTCCACCTAGACCACCAGCACTACCACCAGATTCACTACCTCCTCCAGATTCACCACCAGCTCCTTCACCACCACCTTTAAGTGCTACATCCATGTCACCATATATTCTGTCAACAATATCAAACATACCAGTATGTTTAATTACATTAGCAGAATTAGCCAATTCAGCAGCTGCTGCTTTTTCCATGCGTTGTTCAAGCAAGTCTTCTTTAATGTCATCATCAGACATACCCAATATTTCTCGCTTAGCACGAGTCATTGACATAGCACCAAAACCATTACCAGCATCACTAACAGAGTCTTTATAAAGTGTGACTTTAGCTTGTGTGTGCTCAACTTTAAGCATTTCAGCTTGAGTAGATGGATTGTTAAGTGTTAATGTAAAATTATCAAAATCTTCTTCAAACCCTAGTAAATATAAATGAATAATCGCAATCTTATTAAGCTCTTGAAGCATTGATTGTTGGATTCTATTAATAGTTCTAGAAAAACGAATATCTTGTAGTGCAAGATTTTTACCGTCACCAGCTGTTTCATCAAACCCTAAGAATGGTTTTGGAACACGCAAAGCTGTAAATAAATTGTTTCTCAAATATTCAATATCTGCTATTTGGTCTAGGTTAGATGCTCCTGGAAGCGTATCAATAGGATTTGGTGAATCTTCAGTACGAACAGGTATAAAGAAATCTTGGTCATTAGATAATTGATTATATCTGAGGTCCATTTGACCAGTTTGTGGGTCAACAATTGGAGTACGTTTAAATCTATCAGCAATTTCGTTTACATATGCTGGAACATCAGCATCATCAATATTACCAACATAAATCTTATACACACGTCTTTCTGGAGCACGGGTTACACGATAAACTAACATTGAGTCTTCAGATAAAATTAATTGTTTCCAAATACGTCTTGCTTTTTCTAAAACAGAGGTTCCGTAAGGCAGTCTTCTATCATCCCCTAATAAACGGAAGTGAGCTATTTGCCATGAATTAAATTCAACGTCACGACCTCTCCAATAAAATTTTGTTTTGTCACCACTATCCACTTGACTATTTGGTGTTTCACGACCAGTAATCATATCAAATAAACCACTTTCTCTACGTTCCATTTCATAATTAGGCATTTGTTTAGCGCTTAATATACCATACTTTTCGTCAATATTTAAATAACAAAAATTATCACCATACTTGCATGTGTTTCTAGTCCACATAGGTAAAGATGTATGTATATCTAACCTATTATAGAATAAATCTTCTAAAATACCTTTAACACGATTACTGTCAGAATATACATTTAACATCTTTCCTTTTTCATTTAAAGTTGTTGATTCTTCCATCATTATATCTAATGCAGCGGCAATTGTTGGATAAAATTCCATAGCTTCAAAATCTGAATAGGAGCCAATACGAGTTGTTTCATAGTTTATTGATTGTTGAAAAAGACCACTCTCAACCTTTTTCCACATTTGAGACAAATATTTGTTTTGTTGAGCTTGTAATTTTTCTTTTTCATATTCAGCTCTATTATTAGTTTTTAACAATACATCACCATTGATATTAAATCTTTGAGTTGAAGTTTGTTGTTTAGGTGTTGCTTTTATAGAATCTGGGCTAAGAACTTTACCTAGTCTTTGAAATATTGTTAAATTTTTATTATCTGCCATAAATTAATTTTTTTATAATTATAGTATTTTTTACCAAAAAATAAACGTTATTGAACATAATCACACTCGACATAAGCCGAATGCTGTTGTTCATAGTTAACAACTGTTATATTATATACGTAAGTTGTAGTCCAATCTTGCCCTTGAGACCCAGCAGTTGCATTACAAAATGTTGGGTTTGAATTACCACCACTACTTTTAGACTTATTGGCTTGATTAGGTACGTAGGTTGTGCATCCAGGGGACCACGTGTAAAGTTGTGGTAAATAACCTTTACGTACAAATGTTCTTTTACAATTATTTCTTTTTGGTAACATATTATTTTAT